GAGAAATTGCAAGGTGCGTGATGTCGACGCCTATCCACTGCCGATCAAGTTTTTGCGCTGCGTGAATCGTGGTGCCACATCCGCAGAAGGGGTCGAGGATTAAATCGCCTTCGTTGGACGAAGCCGCAATGATCCGCTCAAGCAGGGCGAGGGGCTTTTGCGTGGGATAGCCAAGCCGTTCTTGGGCCTGAGAGTTTATTTCGGGAATATCAGACCAAAGGTTTTGAATTGGCATTCCCCGCAGCTCGTCAGCGTAGCTCTTGCGTCGCAGACGGCCTTCCTTGTTTTTTGGGAAGTAGATTCTGCCCTCACTATCCCATTGCTCCATCTTTTCCTTTGAAATCATCCAGCCATTGGGCGGAGGCGCATAGCCTTTATATTCGTAACGAAGGTTGGGGCGCGGCGCTGGGTTAACAAGGCTTGTTGCTTGAAAAGGACGGCCATTCTCGTCAATCATTGTGAAGCGTTCCTCAATGTATCTTTGATAATCAGGATCATTCAAATTGTATTGTGGATTAAAAATATTTTCGTCCGTCTTGGCGTAATAAAGAATTATATCGGTGCAAATGCCAAAGCGATTCGACGCATGAATGGCGCTACTCATACCAACGCGGCGCTTCCATGTAAGCTCGTTTAAAAAGTGCTTTGGCCCGAAAATCGCGTCGAGCATGATCTTGAGATAATGGCTCGCGGTCGGATCACAATGCAGATAGAGCGCGCCGGTCGGCTTCAAGACGCGGTGCAATTCCAGCAGCCGGACGGCCATCATGGCAAGATAGGCCATCATGTCGTTCTCTTTGAGGAAAGAACGCATGGCGTGAAGCATCTCGGCGGCGTCGGTGTTGCCGGACTTCATTACCTCGTCGAAAGCGTGCTCGGTCGCATCGTGCCAGTGCCATGTATCCTCAAAAGCCTCGATCTGCGCTTTCGATTGCTGACCTGAAGGCGTATCGAACAATACATTGTAGGTCGCCTGAGAGTTAAATGGCGGGTCGAGATAAATCAGGTCAATGGAATCGTCTTTGATATGCTCTCGCAGGATTTGGAGATTGTCACCGTAATAAAGATGATTTGTAATCTGTTGTTGCGATAATGTTTTTTCGGCTTTCGGTTTTTGCTTGATCGCCATGCCACTGACCTTGCAAGAGCCTCGTGCGTCCGGCGTCCGAGCGCGGGCGTGAAACTCAATGGCACAAGCGGCGCGTTTGTCTAGCTGGCCTTGGGCCGCCACAACCGGCGCCGGTTAAATGGCGGCCCGCACGTTCATCGTTTCGGCGTGATCTTCGGAAATTTTCCGACCGGATGTGTCAGAAAATACACCATCGTAATACTCCATTCCAATTTCGGCTTCTAAGCATACCGAAACAGTATATCCGTCAGGAACAACATATGTTGAGCCGTATTCCCAAATAATAACATTTTCAACTACGCCATTATTTATAAGCACGAGTCTCATGATCCGCTCCAGGCGTTAGAATTGCTCGACGATAATCATCAGTCCCGCTCCGCCTACGCCGCCGCCGCCAGACGCGAAGCCGTTGCGCGACGCGCCGCCGCCGCCTCCGCCGCCACCGCCTAGCCCGCCAGCGCCTCCAGCGCCCGAGGCAGCAGCCGCATTTGATGCGCCGCCGCCGCCGCCAGAGCCGGCCTGACTGATCGGGCCGCCGCTGTTCGCGTGAGTTGTGCCTGCCCCTCCGGCCTGCCCGGCGCCTACGGCGCCCGCAGCGCCGCGCTTGTTCACGCCGCCAACATAGAGGCCCCCACCAGTGCCCCCGGCGCTCGTGGCGTTTTCCGTCGTCAGTCCCCCGCCAGAGCCACCGCCGGAGCCGCCGCCGGACAGCGCCAGGACGCCGCCGCCCGAAAGTCCAGCAGTTCCCGCAGACGGAGAGCCAGCGCCGCCAGAGCCGCTGCCAGCCCAATTGCTGTTCCCAGGCGTTACACCAGAACCGCCGTTGCCTAGACTAAAAGAGCCCACGCCGCCAGTTCCACCTGAACCTGATGCGCCGGACGTAGAAGACCCGCCCGCGCCGCCGCCGCCGCTGTTCGCGGCGAGCCCGCCACCTTCGCCGCCACCGCCGCCCCCGGCAAAGACAAGCGCTCCAAGCGTTGTCGATCCGCCAATCCCGCCAGAAATACCAGCGGTTGAATTAGTCGTCTGCGCACCGCCCGCTGTTCCTCCCGCGCCTATAGTCACGGTCTTCGAGGCGCCTATTTGACTGGCGGAAAGCCATGCTTGAGCTGACCCGCCCGCGCCGCCGCCGGAGCCTCCCCCCGTCGCGACCCCCGCTGCGGCCCGCGCGCCGGAACCGCCCCCGCCGCCAGCGGCGAACGCATAGACGATCGCAACCTTCATTCCCGCAGTAGGGGTGTAAGTGCCGCTGCTGGTGAATACTTGAATGACAGTCTGCTTGGCATATGTGCCGCCGATACCGGCGGCGCCGAATGAGCCGATCAACGGCTGCGACCAGTCTCCAGATGTCGCAGACAGTTTGATGTAATAAATGATCCTCTGACCCGAGTCGTCGGTCTGCAGAAAGACGAACCCAGCCGCTCCAGTGTCGTATGCGCTACGAGACGCAAGAGGACCGGACGCATCGGCTCCGATCGGCAGTGGAAACGACGGCGTGAGCGTGGTTTGGCCAGCGACTTCGACGGTGTCGATAAGCGCCGAAATACTGTTTTCGGTCGCATCCGCCGAGGTTCGCGTATAGCCCTGATCCCAGGAGAACCTGCATCGCGCGATGACGCGCGGATCGCCGGTCTCGGTTTCGATGCGGATATCGCCGTAATAGGTTCCCTTGAAATTGAGAACATCTTCGACAGGTGCTGAGAAGACGACATTGCCGGCCGCAAAAACCGCCTTGCCGTTCGTGGTTGACCATTCATATTCGACCGGCAGAAACGGCCCCTGGCGCATCTGCAGACGGATGACGCAATTCGGCAAATCGAACTGCGTCTGATAGTCCGTCAGGCTGCGCGTTAGGCGAAAAGTCTGGTTCGCGTAGCACGTCAGGGTGAGAGCTAGCATTTAGTTTTTCCCGTCCTTCGGAATTACGAATTCGCGGCTTTGATCAGAACGAAGCGGATCACGATCGCCTCGGACAGAGAGCCGCCCGTCGCGTTGCGAACGTCGATCGTCGCAGACCCGGCAGCGCATCTCGCATTGAGCGCGTAGGCGCCGAGCGTGCCGCCGGAAACGTGATTGAGAATGAGAACGTCGGTCGCGCCGATGAGGGAGTTGGTCAGCACGAAAGACACGATCGTCGCCGGCGCCAGCGCGGCGTTGTTCAGTGTGATATCGCCGCTCAGCTTGCTCAGCGTGACGCCGGTGGCCTTGGATGCGCTTTGTGTGACCGTCCCGCCGGCGCCGGTCGCATAGCCAAACGCGCCTGTCCCGGTGAACGAGCCGTTATGATCGAGCGTCCAGTAATCAGAAGACGTTGCCGAACCATTCGCGGTCGCTGACCAGACCAGCTTTGCGCCCTGCGCAGTAGAGCTCCAATTTTGCGTAGCGACGCAGCGTAGGCTTGCCGGAGCCGTGGCATAGGCCGGGCCGCCGGTGACGTAATAGCCGGTAAAATTCCAGCGCCCGACGATATCGCCGCTCGCCACCGCCGCGGGGCTCGCGCCCGTCCCGTTGGCGCGCCGCAGCCAACCCGTCGGGACGCCGCCGAAGGCGTCCAGCACATCGCCGGCATTCTCGCCGTCGGCCCCAATTGAGCGCAGCACGCCGCCGCTCGGCATGGATGTCGGCGCCGCATAAGCGTTTTTGTTGTGCGTGCGCGGCGCGCCGACGGCAGTTTCGATCGTCGCGCCAAGCGCCTGACAATCCGCTGGGTCGGTATTGTCAGCGAGTTTGAACGCCGCCGCGAAGGCGGTCGCGATATTGCCCATGAACGGACCTCGATTTTAGGGAATGGTCGCCGTGACCGACGACGAATAAGACCCGGCCGCGCCGTTCGACGCGACGAAACGCGCCTGCATCGTGACCACTGATTCTCTCGGCAGCTCCGGCGTCTGCATAATCATCGCCGAAATCAGCACGTCGAAATTCAGCCAATTCGTTCCGCCATCCGTCGAATAGCGGCCGTCGAGCTGCAGGGTCGGGTCCTGATTCAGAGTGTTCCCGGTCGGGATGTTCCCGGTCGGGCCCGACTGGTCAGGTATGTTATTTTTGATGTCGAGCGAGAGCTGCGCGACGCCAACGGCGGAGCCTGTGCGCCGAGCCGACGGCAATAGATAGGTCGGCGTCGCGATGCTTGGCTGATTGACCAGCGCAAGACCATAGATCGGGTCTTCGGGAAGAACCGCGTCGACATAGGCGTCTTCGGCGATCTCGACGAATTCCCCCTGCCAATTGACGAGAGACGCATCGGCGGGCCGCAAATCCTCAACACGAAACGTCCCGACCAATCCGAATTCAGGCGCGTCGAAGCCGACGACGCGCTGTTTCAGCGCGGTCAGCGCGCGCGGCCCGAGCGCGCATGAAATGCGCCGGCGGCCGTTCGATCTTTTGACCCGCCGCGCGGTCAGCCGATAGGCTTGGTCTGGCGACTGCACCCATTCATAGGGATAAGCGCCGGTGCGCCGTCCGATTTCGCCTGCCGACTTCTCGTCCCGGAAAATCGCCGTTTCGACGCGCTGAAAGTTCTGTCTTGGCTCAACATAGGTCGAATGCACATAGTTGATTTCATCGTTTGACGACGGGCCGAATTCCTCGACGAAATCGCTGATGTCGGCGCCGGTGAAGACAATCGCCGGCTCTTCCCATTTTCTGACCCACATCGTGAAGCGGCCATATTGGTCGACGCCCCATTCGCCGTCGCAGCTCTCCATGAATTTTGCCAGAACGTCGCGCGGCTCCATGTCGAGTTCGATCGACGCCGAGATGCGGGCGAAGGGCTCCGAACTGATCTTGCCGCCGTTAAAGCCGTTTCGCCGTTTCGGCGAGAGCGCATCGCAATCGTTGGCCGCCGCGCCGATCGATTCCCAGTCGACCCCGGTCATCGCGGTTAGGTTTTGCGAGATGAGATAGGAGACGTAATACGCCGCGCAGAGCGCCGGGTTTTCCGACCATTTCCACGACTGGTCTGGATTATAGATATCGAACGAATCTTGACTGAACCGCTGCCCTGGATCGCGCGGATCATAGACCGTCGCCGCGCGCCAAATTGCGCTGTAGGCAGGAAACCCGTTCGGATAGATGATGAGCCGGTCGGCGGGGTTCGTCGTCGAACGCGCAACTGTATACAGGATCGTGCAGCCCTTGCCGAGATGCGTCCTATCCCAAAACGGCTTCCACGCCGGATCGACGGCGTAGAAAGCGGAACCATAGTCCGCTTCGGCGCTGAAAAGTGGAGAGCATTTGCCTTGCGCCGTGCCGCTGGCGATGTCGATTTGGATATAGGCCGACAATGGCCCCAGCCCGCCGGGGTATTGTTTTCTGCCGGTCGTCGGCCAGAAGAATTCGTAGCTCGCGCCCAAATAATTATTGGTCAGCGGAACGAATTCATCGTCGCAGATCAGCGCGTCGAGCCCGTCTATCGGCCCCTCTTGGAGATAGAGCGCTTCAAGATATTGCACCTGGTTCGGCGTATTCTCGCGCGCGATGCTCACGCCCGACGAAGCGACCCTGCCAAAAGCCAAAATGCGCGGCGATGTCCCGCCACGAACCGTCTGCGATAGCGGCGGCGGGCGCTTCAGCAGTTCGGCGATCTGCTGTAGCTGCTCGAACTGCTTTGAGCCCTTGCCCTTCCCGCCGATGCTTCCAAGCAGTCCAAGCCCGATCGCGGCGGCGGAGACAAACGGCTGTTGAGGGCCAGGAATGAGAGAGGCGAAGCCGAGTGCGGAGCCGGCTATCCGTCCGAGCCCGCGAAGAACCTTAGACATACGGAAGGCGCCATGCCGCGATGATGCGCGGCGCGCGCGTCACTTTCATCTCGCCGAATGCGCGGGTGACGAACAGCCCGCTTGAATCGATCACGCCGACCAACGCCCCGCCGCCGTCCTGCTCGACGACGGCGATGCAGTTCGGCGCCGGATCGCTCGGCTCAAGCCCGATGCGGCGCGTGAACCATTCCTGCGCGCCGCCAAGCACGCCTTTATCCCGCCACGCCTGCAGAATGTCTGCCGTCGTCGGAAGGTTCGACGCAACGCCCATCGCTTCAATCCAGCGAACCGCGAATCCGGCGCAGGTTTCATGCGCCGACGCTGGCCGGCGCGCGAAGTCGATCGGCGTCATGTCAGCCCCAGAAGATCGTATGCTGATAGGCCGCCCGATCGAAAATGCGGTCGCCGGGCCATTTCGCGCGCTGATCGGCGTCGGTCACGAGATTGAGCGGCGGGATATGTTTCGAGGCGAAGAGCGGCTCCGCCGTCACTTCCATGACATAGGTCGCGCCTGATCTTTTCAGACTGGCGCGATCGATAATTGCCATCTGGCAGAGATAGGGTAAATCGACCGGCTGCCCTTTCGCGTCGAACAGCAAGGCATAGACGCTGACGCGCGAGCCGCGAATTTCCCTGCTGTCTTCGCGGGCAAGCCGGGCGAGATCGGCGTTGAGCCCGGACAGCGTCATCGTAATGGTTTCACTCGCGGCGCGTGGGCCGAAGTCGAGTCCGTCGATCGCGCCAAGATCGCCGAGTCCGTCCCATCGCGCTCCGTCATTGGTAACGATCGAGCCCTGTCCGAGCGCGAGATTGAGCGTCTCGCCGGGCAATTCGAGCCGCACCGCGACCGCAAGATTGATCGAACCGCCCGCCAGCAACAGCGCGGCGGCGTCGGTGAAAACGAGCGGCGGCGTCACCAGGGCGCCTCGACGAATTGCAGGGTCGTTTCGCCCCACCGTCCATATTGCATCTGAATCGTCGCCTCGCCGTCGAGATAGGCGCGCATACGCGGGTCGGCGATTTCGATCTTCTGGCCAGTCGTATAGCTGGCGCGCAGCCGTGGCCAGATTCGAGCATCAGCCCCGACCAGTTCTTCGATGATATGCAGACGGCCGGCGAGTTCGAAATAGTCGCCAGCCTGCAGCGGCGCGGACGGCGAATTGCTCAAGCTGATTTCAGTCGCGCCCCTGGAGGCGTCGGCGGCCAGCGTGCAATCAGAGATTGACGAGACGAAACGATAACCAGTGGAGAAGATGTGGCCGCCGGCGAATGTGTAAAAGATCGGGCTGACCGCGCCGGCACGCTTCACCGGTCCAAAGGCGTAATCGTAAGGCCCAACATAGATCGGCTGCGCCCGTCCTTCGATACGCGCCAGCACGGCGCGCAGCGTCGCGAGAGACGCCTCCCGCGCCAACACGCCTTCATAGGTCAACCGCCATGTCGCGCCGGGTGACGTTACCCGCTGCGCGGCGCCCGCAATCGGCGGCGGGCCGGTCACGATCGCGCGCTCGCGCGATAGCGTGACATGCCGCACCGGAATGATATTTTGCGGCCAGCGCATCACCAGCGGATCGCGGTTCGCCATGCTAGCGACGATTGCTTCTGTCGGCGAGGATCGACGGCAGATTGCGGTTGTTGGCGTCGATCATGCTTTTGACGATCAGCGTCAACCCATCCGGCGTCATCTGTGGCGTTACTTCGACGCCGGACGCATAATTGTGAATTGAGACGTTCGGCGCCATCTGACCGGCAACATTCTTTTGCTGCGCGGCGTTGAGAACGATTTCGCCGGCGTGCAGAAAGGCAGGGATGCCGCCGCCATTTGCAAAATGCGGCGCATTGGCGAAGGCGGACAGCGGCGCGCTGAATATGTGGCGCGGCCGGTCGCCGACCAGGCCGCCGTCAGGGAAGCCTGGAAAGCTGAAATGGGAGAAGAACCCCTTGAAAAGACCGCCAAACAGGCCGCCGCCTGAGGATTTGTCGCTGGCCGCGCCGAACAGCGAGTCTGTCAGGCTGCGCGCTGAGGATTTGTCGCTGGCCGCGCCGAACAGCGAGTCTGTCAGGCTGCGCGAAGCGATGTCAATGAGTTTGCGCTCGATCTGCTCAAGCGTGCTCCTGAAGGCGGCGCCGGCATTCTTGCCGCCGACCAGATCATTGGCGATCGAGGAAAAGGCGCTGCGCGCAATATCGCCGACCTCGCGCATCGTGTCCCGCCAGGCTTCCGCGGCCTTGGCGTTGGCCTTATGCGCGCGCTCCGCGTCGTCCAATTTCGTGACCAGCGCGGCGATTTCGTCCTTTTGTGCCTGGATAGCACCACGGCCGATCTTATGCTGCTCATTCAATATTTTAAGTTTCAGATTTTCCTTGTCGTATTCGCCGCCCAATGCACTCTCTGCCGCGATCTTTGCTTGCAGCTCTTCCTTGATATGCGCGAAATTTTCAGCCGCGGTCTGTTCTGGCGTGCGCCCACTTTTCTGATGATGCGCGGCGCGCGCGTCACTTTCTTTGCGTCCACCTTTAGGAAAAAGATCGCGCGTATCGCCGACCGGCGCATTGATGAGTTTCGGCAGAAACGATTGCTTGGCTTCGTTGAAGTTCGGAAACGGAATATCGCCTGGGATAATTCTGCGTGGGAGATTCTCATTTTCCAGACTTACAACAGGCCGCGCGCCAAGCATCTTGTCGACAGCATTGTATGCTGAGCCAATCTCATTAAAGAGCGCAGTCCAGCTCGTCATCGCCTTCAAGGTGCGCTGAAGGCGTTCTGATTTCTCGACCGCATCGGCCATGGCGCCGACGATGCTATACCAGCCGAGTTTGATATCGTCGGTTGGGCTCTTAATATTCTTCATGGCATTGAGTAGCTTATTATCGGCCTCTTGCGCCGCCAGAGCGATCCTCTTCTGCATTTCGTCCGCGGCGCTGGCGGCCTGATTCAGACTGTTCCCGGTCGAGCCAGACGCTTCCATGAGCGCTCGCATCGAAACTTCGCCGCGCCTGATGGCGTCGACGAGCTTGGCGCCGCCTTCGTCCTGATACAGCGCTCTCGCGAGCTGTTCAGCCTGTGCGGTCGGAAGGCTGCGAATCTTATCGTTCAGGATATCGATGAATTCAGCGGCGCTGCGCGCGCGATCGAGAACCTTCAAAAATCCCTTGTCGATTCCCTCAAGGACGCTTTTGACCTCGCCTTCATTTCGGCCATAAGCTTGGAACTGCTTACCGGCGTTGGCGAATGCAGTCAGCGCGCCTTTTTCATCAAGCCCGGCCCCGGCACCAATCTTCTTAGCCCCCTGAAGGATATCGGCGGGCAGCCCGGTGAGGCGAGACTGTTCGCCGAGCGTTGCCAGCTCTTTCTGCGCCCGGCCAGCCTCAATACCAATAGCGGCGACGGCCGCGCCCAATGCTGTTGCAATGCCGATCGGCGATGTCAGCGCACGAACCGCGCCCGCGCCGAACGCCCTCAGCGCGCCGGCGGCGCCGGCCTTTGACGAGCCGAAGATATCCGCGATCGTCGAGCCCTGTTGGAGCAGGACGGTCAGCGGCTTCTGCCCGCCGGCGAGCGACACGCCGACATCCTGAAACTGGCGGGACAGGTTGATCCATTCATGCCGCGCGAGGCCGGCGGCCTTAGTGTTGTCGTTGAGCGAGCCGGTGAGGCGCAGATGGCGCTGCTCCGCCAGATCGAGCACGCGCTGCGCGTCCTGTTGGGTGCGCACGCCGGCCGCAACGGCGGCGTTGGCCTGGACATAGGTTTTGGCGACCTGCGCGGCGGAGCGCGCCTGCCCGTCAAGGCTCTTTTCAAGCCGGTCGAAGTCGCGCGCGGCGTTGCGCGCCTCTTTCGACAGGCCCTGCATCGCAGCGTCGCCCGTCTGCCCGATCTTTTTCAGCGCGGCGATGATCTTTTCGTCGCCCTCGGCGCCGAGGCGCAGCGTGACGGAGGTTTTTCCGGCCATAGGCGCTATTCCCTGTTCTTGGCGACGCCGGCGAGCAGGCCGCGCTCGGCGATTTTGAGCAGTTCGAGAAAAGGGCGCCGCGCGCCGCGCCGGGCGACGAGGAGCGCCTGGGCGTAATCGACGCCGACAATGACGCCGGACATGCCGGCGCGCCTCATGACGCCGGGCGCGGCGCAGGCTTCGAGCGCCGCCGCGCCCTCGATCGTGCGCGCCGCATGTTCATATTCGGGGCAGCGCTTGCCGCCAGCGCTGGGCTTCCCCTTGGCGCAGGGCGACCCTAATTCGCGGCAGGCCCGGCAATAGGCGGCGCCCCCGCCGGCGCGCCATTCGGCGAGAGCGCTGATGCGTTTCCCTCTGTGTCCATGGTGACGAGACGCGCGGAGAGCGCGCCGGAAATCAGCGTATAAAGCGCCGGATCGCGCAGCACGGCGGCAAGATTTTCGCGCATGAGAAGGAGCGGCGAGCCGTTCTCATCGCCGACGCCTTCCCAGGATGCGACGCAGCGCATGCAGAGTTCGACATTGAAGACGAGGAGGGACACGCCGGACGAAAGCCCGTCGTCGCCCTCCAACGTCTTGGCGACGCCGATATCGAGGCCCATATCGGCGAGCGCCGCCGCGCCGTTGCGCACCGATTGGAAGAATTCCCGCGCGGCATATAGCGCCGCCTCGCGATCGACGCTTGTCGCCTCGCGATAGACGAGGAACGCGCCGGGACCGAGCGGCAGGGTAAGGCCGGTCTTGGGTTTGCCGATACGGATCATGGATAGGTCGCAATCTGGTTTTTGAGAGTCGCCGTGAGCATCGGCGCCGACGCGGTCTGGCGGGCGCGAAACTGAATCGTCTGTTCGATCCCGCCCGGCCCCTCGATCGCTACGCCGGACCGCGCGAAACGCACGGACGGCGATGTCAGGATCAGCGAATTATTGGCGCCGACGACGAATTCAATGCCGAGCGTCTTTTCTGTTTCCGCCTCGGCGAGCGAGTCATAGGTCGGGCCGGCGTAGCGCACCCGCAGCTCCCCGGAGAACTGCGCATTTTCGGACAGCACCCCCGCGCCGAATCTATCGGACGTATCGATGTAGCGGTCCTGGGTCAGGCCGGTTTCATAGGTGAATTTCGCCGACAGCAGCTTGCCGACCGCGACCGAGTCGAGTTTCACCGCAGTGCCCGTGCCTGTCGCCTTGAACGGCGCATAGGTTCGGGCCGCAACCGGAATGCCGCCGCCGGACGATGAGCCGATCGCCTCGCCATAGCCGAGCACGTCCAGCATCATGCGCTGCACGCCGGCCGCATCGGCGAGATCGAAGGTCAGGCTCTTCGCCGCGAGCCCGGTATGCATGCGGTAATCAGAGGCGATCGGCTTGATTTCGAGCGCATAGGACGGAAGGGTCAGCAGGCCTGACTTAAAGACATGGGTGCGATTGGTCGTCCCCGTCGACGTCGCGGCGCCGAAAACCATGGTGAGCCAATCGCCAATCTGATTCATGCAGAGCGGCAGCTCAAGCCCGCCGCCATGTTCCGACAGCGCCGGCGCGATAGCGGCCTCATCGCGGAAATTGTCGTTGCCCGAGCCGATGATCGGGTCGCCTTCGAGCGGCGTCGACTCTTTGAGCGACGCTTTGTAGAAATGCACGCGCTGATAATTGCCGCCCGGCGCGACGCCATAAGAAGATTCGACCTTGAGCAGCGCGTCGGCGAGCCGCCCGAGCGCGATTGAGTCGGTAGCCATAGGGCTTAATCCTTTCTGATGAGGCCGGCGACGCCGAGATCAATTTCGGACGCGGGACGGCTCTTGCCGTCAAGCGCCTTGGCGTTTTCCGGCGTGTTGGGGACGATCTGGCCGGCGCGAACAGGGGGCGCGTCGGCGAGCGCGACGAGATAGTTTGAAACGACGACAGCGGTGGTCATCGCCGGAGGCTCTGGACGCGTCGGTCGTCCAAGCTCTGTCGACTTGCCAGCGGATGATCCCTTCATGATCATGACCCGATCTTCATTGTCTTTCTCAACCAAATCAGTAGCTCCTCGGCGAGACGTAAGTGAGTTGCACGCGGATCACGGCGGTCAGCACGGCTTTGGAGCCGGCGGCGTCCGTTCCAAGCTCCGGCGGCTCGACGATTTCGGCGCGGATCACATCGTCGCCGAGCGTTGGATCGGCCTCGACGGCGGCATAGACGGCGGAAAGCGCCGCGTCGAAAGCAGCATTGAGCCCGTCGCCTTCCGCGCCGGCGACATAGAGTTCGATTTCGGCGTTGCGGACCAGCTCAAAAGCGTCCGGCCCCGCGCCGAAGCGGCGCGTCGTCTCGACGGCGGCGCCATGCCGAAACGCCAGAACCGTCAGATAATCGGGCGTCGCCGGCGCGGAAGGCGACGGGTTCAATGCGGCGGCGAGTTCCTCGAAAACATCTTCAAAGACCGGATCGCGCCGCACGGCGGGAAGATCGGCGGACGCATCCAGCGCTGCTTTGAGCGCCAGCATCGCGGTTTCGGTTTCGCTGCTCATGACGCGTTTGCCGCCCGCTCGTAATTCGCGGCATATTTCGCGCCGGCGCGATCGACGATCGATGCGATATTGAGCCGCTTACGGAGCTTCACCTGTTTCTTCAAAATATAAAATGGTAGCCAATTCTCGGCCTCGGTGGAGTTGAACTCGACAGTTTTGGCTCCGCCATACCCAAGGTTTGCGCCAATCCGGTTGCCGCCGCGCTTATGTGATCGACGTCGCGCGACATTAGCTGCGCCGAGAACAATAAATCCTCCCCCTTTAAGAGGAATGATTTTGAATTTTGCTCTATCGAAAAATTTCGTTGTTCTATCTTTTCCACGACCTTTCGTTTCCGCCGGTCTCGTAATGGCGATTAATATTTTTTTCGGCGTAAAGCGCGCGCCGCCCTTACCGCGCGGGACGTTCTCGGTTGGAATCCAGAGATATTTCTTGCCGCCTATAGGTGTAATGGTTGCCCCTTCTTCGAAGGCGACCATGGCCTGTGGCACTAACGAATAAACGAAAAACGCCGGCGTGAGCGTATGACGCGCCTCTTCTGGATAAAGCTTCTCTCTCCATGTCGTCGGCATTTTCCGCGAATTTAGCGCTTCCCGCGTCATTTCGCGCAGCGGTTCAGTTAATTTCTCATATCCAGTATTTTCGGTCGCGAGTCGAACGCGCTTCGCCAACTCGATGCGTTCACCTTCCACCGCATTCGAGATCGCGCGATTATCGATTTCAAGTGTAATCATCATGCGGGCTGCAAATCACAAAGACAGGTCCAGACGAGGCCGGACGGATCATTACGCTTGGGCGCCGCGACGATCCGATAGTCTCGGCCGTCGACGGTGAAGACGCCGCCCTTGACCGGCGCGGCCAGTTCGGAAACGCGCACTTCTACGATGGTCTGCCCGGCGACAAGCGGCACATTGCCGAGCGTCACTGAATCATCCGCCTGATTGAGAACGACGACACAGGCGCTGGTGACGAAGTCCGGCGAGAGATAGCTCGCCGAAACGCCGAAGCTGGCGAAGACGCGGCCAAGCGTCTTCGCCTCTGTTGCAGAGAACGCGGACGGCATCAGTAGCTATCAGCCGTAGTTGCCGGTCACGAGCGTGGCGCCGACGATCGCCTTGCCGTTCAAAGAAGCGCAGACCTTGAACGCCGTCTTCGCCGCATCGGTGATCTCCAGCACGAAAATGCCGGTTTTGAGCGACTGCACCCGAAGCGCCTTTTTCGCCGTATAGGTCGAAAGGACGATGCCGCTCGCCGACTTGTTGGTTACGGTTCCCGAGGCGGTCGTTCCGGTGAGCCCGGCGCCGTCCGCGTCGTCTGAAAGCCAAACGTCCATATGATGGACGGCGGCGACCGTGTTGCCCGCGGCGTCCTTCACGGTAATGGTGACTTCCGAGACATTCAACCCGCCGGCGGCGGCAGCCATGGAGACGGTGATCGGCAGGCCGTCGTCAAACAGCGCGCCCTCATTCAGTCGCACATAGCCGGTCGAAGACGGATTGTCGGCGGCCTTGACCGCGACGCCGATAAGCGTATTGCCGGTCGAGGTCGTCGTCGCGGTCTTCGCCGAATTGTCCCAATAGATTTTGGCGCCGACAGTCCAAGCCTGCGCCGACACCTTTTTCAGATCGAAGACGCCGCACGTATGCAGCACGACATCGGCGCCGGACAGCGCGCCAGAGGCCGCGACGCCGAACAGCGAGCCCACCAGCGCGCCAGCGCCTGACAGCACATCATAGGGAGCAGCGACAGTGACTGCCTCGCCTTCCTGGATAAAGTTTTTCATCTCGGTTCTCTCGATTTAAGGGAGGAGCGGGAAAGCGGGCGCGCCCGGCGCCCGCCGTGAATTACGCGCCGGCGTTGAGATAGCCGAAGCGGAAATCGATCGCGCCGCAGCCGAAATCATGCTCAAGCGAAACCGACATACCCTGCGTGCCGAATGGCTCGTCCATGCGCATGCGCGGCGCCTGATAGCCGTCGAGCAGGCCCCATTCGAAATTCGCCCCGACGCTCGGGTCGGCGAAGAGATACCAGCCGTTCCCGGTGATTTCCGGCGTCACTTCAACGGTCAGCTTGCCAGAGAATGGATTGATGACCGAAGACTGGTTCGGCACGAATGCCGAGCTGGTATATTGCAGCGCAATCGTCTCATAGGCCGGGCCAACGAGGAGGATCGACGGCGCGACATTGAGTTTCACGCCATCCAGCGAGGTCTTGCCGCGCATCGCCGCGCGGGCCGCGCTGAGAGTCGTGATATCGATCGCGCCGCCCGACGACGCCTTGGTCTTGTCGGTCGTATTGAAGACGGCCCGGCTCGTTTCGAGCAAGGTCGGCCCGGCGCCCGCCGCCGACAGCATCATGACGTAGAAGGTCTTGTCCTCGAACCGCGCAACCGAGGAGGCGCGATCATTCAACACCTGCTGAATGCCGTTCAGATTATCGTTGACGAGCAGCTGGCGCGAAAATCCCACCTGAATCGCGTAAGACTTGACCGCCGTCTTTTCCTTCGATTCCGAGAAGGTGCCGGCGACGATTTCGCCCGTCTCCTTGACCTCCTTCATTTCTGGAAAATCGCCAAGGCGGACGCTGGTATGATCGCGGAAGTCCATATAGGTGCGCTGCTGCGCGATCATCCGATAGGTCGGAGTCGCCAGCAGATATCGCGCGCGCAGGGCGCGATTGAGCGCGTTTTCCAGCACGATCGGCATATCGCTGGTCGTATGGAAGGCGCGGCGCAACACGTCTTCGCGCTCGCCAAAACCGGAAAGACGGCCGCGATGGCCGACATAGTCGGCGGCGAATTCCGGCAAAGAGCGGCATTCCATGAACTGGCGCGCCGGCTCATTCGGCTCGCTGCGTTCGCCGAGGCGGATGGCCAGCGCGTCCTCGCAGGCGCGGCGGCGAGTCTCGCTTTCGTCGCGGCCGATCTGCGCGCGCGGCCCGCCGATCGGCGGCGGCGCGGCGGCGGCGCGCGCCGCCTGCACGGCGGCGATGATCGCGGCTTCGTCGCCGCCCTCGCCGATCATGCGTTCGGCAAGCTCGCGATGACCATAGAATTCGGCGCGCTGGAGCAGCGCAATCGCCGCGCGGGCGTCCATCGCCGGCGGCGCTGACGGAGGCTGCCGGGGTTCCTTGCTTTCCGCCTCCGAAAGAGCCCGCTTCGCGTCATCAAGCTCTTCAATGAGCGCGTCATGGGCGGTTTCAATGGTCCGAATTTGCTCGGGCGGCGTATCATCCTTCAGTTCGCCCATTTTGTCTGCGGCGCGCTTCGTGAGATCGGCGACGATGCTGCGAAGCTCCGCCGCCGGCTTGCCGGTATATTTCGACATTTCATTCTCCTGATGTGTGCCGGGCGACAAAATGCGTCCCCCCGCGCCCGGCGGCGCGGCGGCGGAGACGAATTCCGATGGAATTGATAAGGCGCTTAACGAATCGCGCGCTGCGCCATCATCATGCGGGTTCGGGCGATCCGCACGCGGGCGCTTTCATAGCGAATGAGCGCCCGATATTTGCCTTCCTGGTCAGATCGAATCTGACATCCTGCGTCGGCTGGAGCAGGAACCGCAGAAATTTCGAACGGCTCCCAATCAGTGATGCGCCATAGCGGCGGACTGCCGTCGCGCTCCTGCTTTTCGATCACATGCGAAATATAGCCGACGCTGATATTGCGGATAATGCCTGTCTTGATCTTCAGAACGGTGTCCGCGTCGCTCGGCGCTGGCGATAATTTGATCTTGGCGAGTCCCTTGCCGCCTTCGATGCGTGCCGAACCAGGCACGCATGAGCCGATGACGTCTTCAAGTGACCATTGGCCATGCGCATTCAGGAACGGTCCACCGGCATTCAATCGCTCCAACCTGACGGAATTGGACGAAACGACGAGTTCTTCGTCATAAGGACCGTCGACCCATGATCTTCGCCTGACCGTTGCTCCTGTCGTGAAGATAACGTCGATCGTATTGTCGGCGTCGTTGAACGACGTTGGCTGCAGTTCTGCCTCGCGCAACTGCATCGGCAGCTCGATGTGCTTATCCATGATCCAGCTCCGGGTTTGCGCGCGCCATCGTGCCGCCCGGCTGAAATCCAGCCGGTGCGCCGCCGTGATTGCGTTTCATGTGAAACATGCTTATCCGGTTGACGCACACAGGGCGAAAATGACACCACATCTAGCGTTCCCTTCATGGTCTACCTGTAGTGTTGAGGGGCAGTTCCGCCGCCTCCGCGCGCGGCGCGCGTGGGCTTTCGACGAAGATATCCGGGGCAGCCAAAGCGGCGCTAATCCGCTGGCGGGCTATGTCAAAGTAGGCAGGCTCAATTTCGATGCCCGTAAACCGCCTGCCAATCTTGACGGCGGCCACACCCGTCGTCCCGCTTCCCATGAAGGGATCAACGACCATTTCGCCTGGGTCTGTATAGGAGGCGATCAGATCGCGCGGCAGGGCTATCGGAAAGACGGCGGGATGCCCCGCCTCAATCCCGCCGATGTGCTTGTGCCGCATCGCGCGGACCACGCTGTCGCCAACACGGAACTCTTGAGTTCTCAAATCGGCAGCCGACCAGGCTCGAAAGGTCCCATCAACGGCGCGCAGCCCCGGCCTTGGGCCCCGCGATCTGCCCCCATACGTACAGGGAACGATTTTGTTGGGCTTTCGGCTGGTCCGATTGAAATGGAATACAAATTCATGGGCGGGCGCGAGCCGCCCCGCCCAATCGCCTGGAAGGCCAGGCCCTTGGTCCCATACATACCAACCGAAGAAACGCCACCCAGCGGCGCGCATATCGCCAAGGAACGGCTCCCAATAAGGGACAACCTCGCCGTCGCGATGGATAAGCCCGAGATTGACGAAAACTTGGGTATTGCCGCCGTCTTGAATCCCCGCCAGCGCGCCAGAAACGAGCGCGCGCCAGTCGCCTATCTTCTGGCCATAGTCGCGCTGCTGCCCATAGGGCGGGCTGGTCATCACC